GGAACTTCAAAATCAATAGCTGAACGATTAGTTTGTGATGCTGTCCAAATTGGCACACCTAACTCACCACTCAATCCTCTGATTTCTTCATATACACCACCCAATTCTGCATAGGTACTATCTCGTTTGTTTACAGGTTTTAACAAATCAGCATAATCAATAATAATTAAATCCGGTTTGAAGCCGAATCCTTTGTACTTATCTAAATGTGCTTTAATTGTTTTTGTACTTGCCCCTCTCGGTGGATAATACTTAACCATCAAATTTGCTTTGTGGTTTTTAAGTTTAGCTACTACTTCATCTTTCCTATCTTTCAATTCGTTAGATGGAATACCAGTCATAATAGTATCATATCTTGTACCTGCATAGATTTCTGATAATTCTAGTGTATAATGCATTACATTGTAACCTTGCCTTACGGCATCGGCTGCTATCTTACATAATACCCAAGTCTTACCAACTCCACTCGGTGCTACAATTACTCCCAATTCACCTGGTCCTAATCCACCATCCATTAAATCATTGATAGGTTTCCATCCGGTAGGTACTGAACTTCTTTTAGTTTCTTCCATCCTCATTGCAATATCCTTATAGTAATCATGTCCTAAATTGTTTTCCATTCCCGCTTTTAATGCGTTCTGAACTACAACTCCTATCTCGTCCCAACTCTTTTCGGATTTGATTAGGTCTACTGATTGAAATATTGCGGCTTTTAACTTCTGAAACTTTGAGAATTTAATATATTCGGTTTTTACAAACTCCATATCTTCACTACCGAATACATCATAGATTTGTTTTATCCTTTCTATGATTTGTTTCTTTTGAGAATCAGTTCCTAATGATGCCAACTTAACTTTAAATACGTCTAATGTTGGTGCGGCGAATTGTTTACTTTGATAATCTAATATCGCTTCTACAATCCACTTATCTTGCTCACTCTCAAAATAATCTTTGTTTGTAATTTCAGAAACTTGATTAAGAAAAGGTAAATCCGATAATAATGCAGCTATGACTTTAGATTGGTATGATTCACCAAATTTTTCTAATGTATCTACTGCGTTCATTATTTACTTTCTTTTTCTTTTGTTTCTTTCTTAGGATTCTTATATTCTTTCCACTCTGATTTAGGAATAAATTTCCATTCACTCGTTGCGTTGTAAGCATCTTTATCACTTACTCTAATAATGTTTCCTGTTTTGTTGCTTTTAAGACACTTCATAGGTTGTTTCCTCCATGTTTGTTTTTAATTGTTATTTATGTAATTTTGCGAAAGTAGTTTGAATCCAGCTATTAACATCACCAAATGAATTAATAACTTTCATTCCCATTGCTTTCTTTATGAATCCTAATTTATCCAATTTTGCTGAATTATCCAAATATTTTTGGTTAATTGTTAATTTTTTATTGGTTGGTATTTCCGGATCTGATAATTGCATTAGTTTATAGTTCCTTTCAATTATCTTTTTACCATCTAAAATCTTATCATAGAATTTATTTTCACTCTTGCGATTTTCACATAGAATAAACATATCATCTATTGTAATTTCTTTTTCTTCCACCACCTCAGGGAATCTCTTAATAATAGTTTTAAGACCACACCCAGCAATACCATCAATGTTATCGGACTTATCACCATCAAGAGTACGATAAACCATAAAGTTTGCAGGATGAACACCATACTCTGATACAACAAGGTTGGTATCGTATAATTTTTTCTTTGTAGGCGAATAAACTTTAACTCTTTCATTTACTAATTGTAGGAAATCTTTATCAGCACTCATAATAACTGCTGATTCATCCTCTTTTAAAAGTTGTGATGCAATATAGCCCATAACATCATCTGCTTCAATACTATCATATAGCATAATTTCCACAGGTAGATACTCTAGGAGTTCGATTAACCCAATCATTTGTCGTTTCATAGATACACCTTCTTCTTCTTTGTTCATCAAATCTGAGTATGCTCTATTCACTCTAAAACGATTGTTTCCTCGATTCTCTTTATAACCACTATATAAATCCTTTCTACTTTTAGAACCACCCTTACCATCGAATACAATTATACAACGAGTTGCATTATATTCTCTGATAGCATAACCGATACCTTTTAATGTACCTACTATACCGCCAATGTGGTCACCATTATCATCCATTGTAGGATTTACCGTCCAGCTTCGTATAAAAGTATTAAGACCATCAACAATTAATACTTTTTCTTTTCCTAATTGCTGATAGTCTTTTTCTACTTCGTTTAGTAACTTTTTATATGTTTCGTTCATAAACCTTTATTTGTTTGTAACCTTATTCGGTATCTATATCCGGTTCAGGCTCTTGCCCTCCGTTATCATATGTAATTTCATCCGGATCGATTCCTTCTTTTTTATATTGTAAGATTGTTGATTCACAAATCTTTCTATAAATTTGGTCTCTTAATTCATCCCTAACTCCCATCATCTGAATAAAATCTTTGGATTGGAATTTGATAACTTCACCAGTATCAGTATCAATGTATTCGTACCATGCACCACCTTGCTTAACTAATTTATTATCTTTCATCACCTTTAACCATCCACCAAAATTATCAATACCTCTATCAAAGAATATATCGAAATCTGCTGAACGTAATGGTGGTCCTAATCTATTCTTAATAACCTGTGCTCTTACTTTGATACCAACGATTCTCTCACCTGCTTTAATCTGTCCCATATTCTTTAAACGAATACGAACCGAAGCGTGGAATGCTAATGCTTTACCACCCGATGTAGTCCAAGGATCACCAAACATCACACCTAATTTTTGCCTAAGTTGATTAGTAAATACAACGGAGATTCTTTGTCTACCAATTACATTTGTAATCTTTCTCATTGCTTTTGAAATGATAATTGCCTTATCAGTTGCGTAACCATCTTTATCATAATCAGCATCCATCTCCTTTTTAGTTGATGCTGCTGCTACTGAATCGACTACGATTGTAACTAATCTATCCTTATCACCTTTACGAACTTGTTCAATGATTGTATCAATTGTTTCAAATATATCTTCAACTGTGTCTACTGAAACGTATAATAGTTTAGAAACATCTACTCCAATTGCATCAAAGAACTCTCTACTTACCGCAGTTTCAGTATCAATCAATACTGCTACCCCACCTTGTCTTTGTGTTTCAGCCAACACGTGTGCTGATAAAAGTGATTTACCACTTTGTTCTAAACCGGTGATTTCGGTAATTCTTCCTACGGGTAATCCCCCATAAGGTCTGTTCGAAATTGCTACGTCTAACATTGCTGTTCCAGTGGAAACCCAACCTGGTACATTGGTTGGGGCTCCATCGGAATCATCATCCAAGAAGAAAGCTACCTTTTGGTCTTTCCACTTTTTGTTAAGACTATCAGCAATTTGATTTGCTAAGTCTACTTTTGCCATAAAAATTATGAATTAAATAAGTCATCAAATGCTGCTGCCACATCCACTTTTGGTGCCGGGGCTGCTGTCTCGTCATCATCCCAAGGTAAATCATTAACTAATCCACTTCCACCGATTTCAGGTGCAGCATCTTTAGTTACTAATTGTTCTTCAACTTTTTTTGGTTGAGGTGCTAATGTTTGTTGAGAAACAGAAGGAGTTGGATTTTCTTCTTCAAGCACTGCCGTTGGGTTTAACCAATTCTCTAATACCGTCTTTAATTCTGCATAAGATAATTCTGAATAGATATCAGTAATATCAGTTTGCTCATCTAACAATTTAGTTGCGATTGTAGAATTGTCATGTAATAAAGATACATTTGGTTTTACTCTGATTCTGGTTTCAGGATATGTTTTACCTGCTTCCTCTACAATTTCAATAACAATATCTCTACCATTTGTTTCATCGGTAATATCACCGTAATCAGGATCAGCTACGATAGCTAAAATCTCTTGATACACAGTCTTACCAAATCCCCAAAATTTAACACCTTCGTTTTCTTGACCTCTGATTACCACAGGTGCGAAAGTTCTTAATTTAGGCTCCATTTTCTTACCCGCTTTCCAATTCTCAGTATCACCTAATTTCTTAAGTTTTTCTGCGAACTCTAAAATTGGGTCAGGTCTTCCAAAGGAAGCTGGACTCAAATAAGTTTTGTTGTTAATGTTGTAGTGAAATAATAATTCAATGAAAGGATTTTCCTTATTGAATTTGTAAGGTACGATACGAACTTGGTATTTACCAGGTTTGGTTTTCCACAATGAGTCCGTTTTCTTCGAAGTGTTTTGCAACGAATTAAGACGTTGCTTGATTGCATTAATGTTCATGCTGTTTTGTTTTTAAGTTTTAAAAATTTGTTTTTAAGTTTTAAGATTATCGCGATTTAATCTCACGTATAAATATCGATTTTCTTAATTCCTATACAATAAAGATACGATAATTTTTTGAAACTACCAAATTATTTAGAGAGTAATTTTATCCTTCTTTCGAGGTAAAAAACTGCTTTCTTCAAATCCTCTAGTTCCTTTGCTGGGTCCTTCTTTCCGGCCCTTGCTATGTATTTTGCTACATTGAATAGGTATGCATCTTTGTCTAATCCCCATGCTTCACATACTTTAATTACTTCATATGGGTTATCGATACCACCATAATATGCTGGTCCGTTTACTGCTTCTTTTATATCCGACATATAACTTATTTTTTTAAACCGTACTTAATCCATTTATACCAAACTCTTTCATGTAGATAATACTGAATAGGTTTGTAAATCAATTCTGCTACCCCAAATGCGGCACCTACTTTAATTGAACCACTTATCAACCACATTAATAAGAAACCAATTAACGTACTTACAATTCGATATGAGATAGTTTTTGCAATGTGTCTCTTTCTTTCTACTATCATATCAGTCCTTTTATTTCTCTGTTTGAGTAAAAATTAGTACCGTCAAATGTAGTATATTTTAATTCAAAACAATTTGAGTTAAATGCTTGGTGGTTTTTGTAAGGTAGGGAATCAAATTCGGATGCGGTTAACGAATGTCTGATACCTGTGAAACGTGTATCAAATTCTAGATATTCAAAAAATCCAACTATTGAATTAATTTTACAATTGCTTTTAACATAATCTAAAAATTTTGATATATTTGGGTCAAGGTGCGTATCGTGTAGTATACCATCAAATTTAATTCCATTTAAAGGTAATATATTAATCCAATCTCCCAATATTACTTTTACATTTTTTTTATCTTTAGCCCACTCAATAGCTAACTTGTATATTTCAGGATGAACTTCTATAATTGTATGCGATGTCACCTTTGGATTACTTTGAATTGCGTCTGCAGATAAATGCATTCCAAATCCAATTTCTAATATATCTCCACCATTTACTGTTATAATTTCAGCTAATTTTTCCATTAGTGATTTTTCACTAATGTGCATAACTGCAGATGTTTCATTATCTGTTGATAATTTTATTTGCTCATTTGTTATTACTATAGTTTCACTTCCTTTCACTTATCTTAAATATTTGGATGTTGAATTAAATTACCATTAGAGTTCATATAACCATTTCTAATCTTTGTCCCACTTATCTGCTCGATATCTGTAGGTGGCTCATGGTAGATTACTTCGTATCCAACACCTCTACCATAGTTTACACTTTCGATATCTGGAATGATTGATAATAAAATCTTATCAAAATTATTTGTAAAGAATGGTTCGGTTGATAATTCTTTTAAAACCTGTTGTGCGGTTTTAGGATTATTCTCATCTAATGGAACATCTCTAATTGCCACCCAAACATTTTTACCTTTTTCTAACTGCTGATTAATTAACCACTCATGTCCTTTGTGCCACGTTTGCCATCTTCCGATGAATAATGCGTATTTTTTCATATACTTTAATATACAATTTATTTATTAAATTCCCAAATAATTACGAAGTTTTTTAAAAGTATCTAATTCTCTTTCATTTGTAGTATCTAAATCAATATAAAATTCAGTAGGTGCTTCGTAGTTAGAAACATGGAAACTTTCTCTACCTCTTTCATTTGTAGTATGAACATAAATTTCTATTAGGTTCTCACCCATTTCTAATTTGAATTTATCTCTTTGGTCTTTGTATGGTGAAACCAATGATACCACTACGTTGTAGCCTTTGTGTTGTAAGAACTTAGCCAATGTTTGTGCATTAGTTATATTCTTTTTGCGACCTTCTTCTGAGTAATCTTTGTTTTGAAATACATCTCTAATATCATCACCATCAATAGTGATAACTTTATGTATTAAATGAGCTTCCATCCAATTAGCCATAGTAGTTTTTCCACTACCAGGTTGTCCTGTAAACCAATATATCATAACTATTTATTTTGTCAAATCTATCACATCAAATACTCTAGTGTATATTTTTTTAACACCTTCTGTATTTGTAACCAATATACAATTTCTAAATTTTTCCCAATCCACTTCAAACTTATTATCTAACTGTCCACCGGTTGCTTCCATAATAACATTGTTTAATGCATTGATTGTGTATAATGTATTACTTTGTTTTTTTCTATGAACCAAAATAGTTTTCATTTCTAAGTTTGGTTGTGTATTTTCTACTACTACATTGTAAGTTATAAACAATTCATTTGGAATATTTTTGTTTTGAAGAACATAGATGTAGTTATAAGCCAATGTATAATTGCTTTTAATTAATTCTAAGTGATTCTCTACATCTGATTTTGTACTAAATGTGCAAAGTAATTGTGTCTTCATTATTGTCTCTTGGGTGCATTATGAAATCTACCTGCGCCAGGGTTTTTACTTTTACCATCTAATGTAAATCCAATATTAAATTCTGATTGTGGATATGCTAATACATCAATTCCGTTTGAACTATCTATTGCAATTTCGCCTGCTTTAACTAATTTTCCACCACCTCTATCTTCTTTTTGTGATAATACTGAATCATTTGCAAAATCTTGTACATCTACATTTTGATTATATGCTTCATGTGCTAAGTTAGTATACATATAATATGATTCTAAACGCATTTTAATTTTAGCCAATGTATCTTTATCGTC